GCTTGATGGGGATATGAACTTTAGGTTGGTCTTATATAGGGTTGACCAACAAAAAACTAAAACTGATGACGTTTATGGAGAAACTGTTGAGGATGGGGTGCAGTTTCATGCCCCAGTTGAGTTTAGAGGATATGTTCAAATAGAGATGCCTGAAAACCAAGATTATGGGGGAAGTAGGATGACTCAGATGGAGCCGGGTAATTTAAAAGTAGGAGTGTACCAATCGTCGTTAGATGAGTTAGGTGTTGATATAAATTACGGTGACTATATTGGGTACTATGAGACTGAGTCAAGGGTGAGATATTACTCAGTCGCAAATGATGGTAGAGTAACTAGCGATAATAAACACACTTATGGAGGTTATAAACCGTTTTACCGTAGTATTATAGCGTCACCTGTAAGTGAAAATGAATTTAGAGGAATATGAATAATTCATTAATAAAGGAAATAAATCAGATAAAAAATCAAATGGGTTTAGTTGTTGAACAACAAGACCCTATTGAAAATATAATCGGTTTGAGGGTTATGGTTTACTATAACCTACATAAACACACTTTTTCAGTGACTTATAATGGAATTGTTATTTTATATGCCGATTACGTTAAACTTAGAGATGTTGAGTTTAGAGTTAGAAAAGGAGGTAATGAGAAAGTTAGACAGGAGATGAGAAAAAATGTACACGCATTTGTCATCGGTAATTTAATGGATTATTGTGAATTTCCTTGTGCTACTATGCCTCCAGAAACTAATAATAACATTATTACGTATAACCCATACAAGTACGACTCATTCGTTAGGAAAGACACAGAAGAACCTATTTTTAGTGCTAATGAAATAGATATGATTAATACGAAAAATAAAATTTTTCATATAAATGAAATAACAATATAATGGCCTTTCCTAAAAAAATAAAAAAAGACATAAAACTAACTCCTGATAAAATTCTTTTACAGAGGAGAGAGCAGCTTCTTGAATACATACAAGAGGACGGAACTTACTTACCTAAAAGTGTTTTACATGCTGATTTAGATAGGGGTATGTTAGATTTTGTAAAGGATGATTTGGAAATGGTCGCGGACGGTAAAACGGTAAACCCCGTTGACCTTATTATTACAACTCAGAATTGGGCTCAGTTTGCCGAGACGTGGGATTTTCAAAACTTAGATAAAAACATTAAACCTCCTTTTGTCGCTACAGTTAGAAATCCTGATGTTAAGTATGGGAGTAACCCGTCATTACAATATACGATACCGAATAGAAAACAATTTTACTATGCTAAGGTTCCGACATGGGATGGACAGAGAAAAGGTATGGACATATATAAGATACCGCAACCCGTCCCTGTAGATATTACTTATAATGTTAAGATTTTTTGTACTAAAATGAGACATCTTAATGAATTTAATAAAATTGTTTTACAAAAGTTTTCTTCAAGACAGGCGTATACATTCGTTAAAGGACATTACGTCCCTTTAATTTTAAATACGGTTTCTGATGAGTCTGTCTTAGATATTGAAAAAAGAAAGTACTACGTTCAGAATTACGAGTTTCTAATGATGGGGTTTTTAATTGATGAAGATGAATTTGAAATTTCACCTGCGGTCTCAAGAGCACTTACTTTATATGAGGTAGGAGTAGGAACTCAATCAAGAAGAGCTCGAAAACAACCTCCGAACCCTCAGAATTTTGAGTTGGACATTTTATTTAGAAGTGGTGTAGTTACTTTATCTGAGACTTACCCATATACTATTGACTTAACTTTTTTAGAGACAATTAACATTGACGAGTTTTCAGTTTACATTAATGGTAATTATATGGGAGATGATTTATCCTCTATTGAGGTAAACACGAACGACACGATTAAGTTTGATGTCGTTAAATTAGATGATACAAAAGAGTCGGTAATTAAGTCTCAAGCCCACATACCCTATAGTAACTAACTACTCTCCGTAAATATCTTTTTCAACCTTACAGTTTTCTTCAATTAAGTTCTCAATAAACTTATAGATTTTTAACCCTTTTTTTTCGCAATGTGTTTTTAATATATTGTGGGAATATTCGGATATTTTTAAGTTCTTAATTTTCATAGTTAATAGTGTGTTTTTAAAAAGGCAGAAAAAAGGTAGAAAAAAGTATTACTCTTAAATAAATATAACGCCATAACATTTGTCGTTTCATTTTTTTTATAATATTTATCAATAAATAAATTAAAAGAAAACTAAATAACATGGCAGCAGAAAAAGTATTTGTATCTCCAGGTGTGTATACATCAGAAAGAGATTTAAGTTTCGTAGCTCAAAGTGTTGGTGTAACTACTTTAGGCGTAGTCGGAGAAACCTTATCAGGTCCCGCGTTTGAGCCTATCTTCATAACTAATTATGATGAGTTTACCGCATTTTTTGGGGGAACAGAACCAACTAAATTCGTAAACACACAAATCCCTAAATATGAAGCGGCATATATCGCCAAAGCGTACTTACAACAATCCAATCAACTTTTCGTTACCCGTGTCTTAGGTTTATCGGGATATGACGCTGGACCCTCATGGTCAATCTCTACAGTAGGTAACGTTAACAAATCCTCTGTAGCGGCTACAGACAGTGCTGGACCTTTTACTATTAGCTTTAGTGGAGTGTCAGGAACAAGCGCATCAACTACAATAACAGATTATAGTAATTTACCAAGTAGTATTTCTAACGTCTTCGGACTTCCATATACCACATTTAGTGGGGGTGAGTCCACGTTAGTAGGAGATTTTGAAGTTGCGGTCTACGGTAGTATTGTAGACCCTTCAGTTTCAGGACAAACATCATTTTTATTCGGTACTGTTAGCGGTGAAACCTACGATTCAATTACAGGAGCTTCAGGTAACTGGGTACAAAGTACCAACGTACTAGGTGTTGATGGGTTAACTATTAGCAACGCAGATTTTGAAGCGTCTGAAAATGACTCATGGTATTATGCATTATTCCCATATAGTAGTAACGCGTATACGGGTGTTGGTTTTGGATTATCTATCACGGGTCTAACTAATACGTCAGGTAATAATTATACAGGTGAAGGTGTTGTATACACTACGAATTATTCGGGAAGTGTGATAAATGACTATCATAATATGGTAATTAGTACTTTACGTTCAAGAGGGTTATCAACAAACGGAAGTTCTAATAGTCCTGTATATGAAGTTTCAGGATTGACTGATGTTACTATTAATTCAACAGGAGCTTATTCAGGTATTACTACCAATCCATTCGCTAACTTCCAATTATCAGGTATTACTAGTGAGTCACAGACATTTACATTTAATACTTCATTAGCGTTAAGCGACCCTAATTTTATAACTAAAGTTTTAGGTCAGAGTAATTTCTCTAAACCAAGTAATGAGGTTCCTCTTTTTGTTGAGGAGATTTATTATAACTTATTAAATACAGGTTATAAAGAAGGTAAGATTAGAGGTTTAAATACTACATTATTAGAGTTAGACAGTGCGAGGGAGGATATTGACAATACAGGAATAGGATGGTACTTAGATAGATATCAAACACCGTTTACCCCTTACTTAGTTTCTGAGTTAAGAGGAAATGAGGTTTCAAACCTATTTAGAGTTATCTCAATTTCAGACGGAAACTCAGCAAATAGAGAGATTAAAATCTCGATTGTGAACATCTCATTTAATAACTTAACTTTTGATGTCGTTGTTAGAAGTTTTTATGACACGGACGCTAATCCTGTGGTTTTAGAAAAGTTCACTAACTGTACTATGGATATTAACTTAAATAGTTATGTCGGTAAAAGAATTGGAACCTCTAACGGAGATTTTGAATTGAAGTCAAGATACATTATGTTGGAGGTAAATGAAGAGGCACCTGTAGATTCATTACCTTGTGGGTTTAGAGGATATCAGACAAGACAATACACTTCATTTAAATCACCTCATCTACTTTATAAAACTAAATACGATACTCCAGGTGAGGTTTTATTTAACCCTCCCTTTGGTTCGGTTAATGGAGATAATTTAACTAGAAGTGCGGGAGATAACCCAAGAAGAGTTTACTTAGGTGTTTCTAATACTGTCGGTATTGATGTCGACTTTACCTCTTATAAGGGTAAACAAAATCCGACTAACTTAGCTACCGCTACTGAGTCATCTCCGTGGGCGGAATTAACAAAAGGATATCATATGGACTCAGGAGCGACTGTAGTTCTAATCCCATCTCAGTATGTAACTTCGGGTGAAACTGCGTTTGAGGTTGGAGATGCGTCTTTCGATAGCGAACCAAACGAATCTAGTCCTTACTACAGATTAAATTCTCGTAAGTTTACTTTAATACCTACTGGTGGTTTTGATGGTTGGGATATATACCGAGAGTATAGAACAAATGGTGATACCTTTATATTAGGTAATAATGGTTATTTAAAGGGTGCGGCACCTTCAGTTAGATTCCCATCAGCAACAGGATGGGGAGCGTATAAAACAATTGTCGGTCCAGATAAACAAGATTGGGGTAATACTGATTACTATGCATATCTATGGGGACAGTATACATTTGTTAACCCTGAAGCTGTTAATATTAATATATTCGCTACGACAGGTATTGATTATGTGAACAACTCAAACTTAATTGAGGAGGCTATTGATATGATTGAAACCGATAGAGCAGACTCAATCTATATTTGTACTACACCTGACTATAATATGTTTACAAATACTACTTCAAACTTCACTACGGATTTTATTTATCCTCAAGAAGCTACGGAGAATTTAGAAGACACAGGGATTGACTCTAACTATACTGCGACATACTATCCATGGATATTAACGAGAGATACTGTAAATAATACACAAATTTATCTACCACCTACTGCTGAGGTTGTTAGAAACCTAGCGTTGACAGATAATATTTCATTCCCTTGGTTCGCATCTGCGGGTTATACAAGAGGATTAGTTAATGGTATTAAAGCACGTAAGAAGTTAACCCAAGACGATAGAGACACACTCTATGTTGGTAGAATTAATCCAATTGCAACATTCTCAGATGTGGGAACAGTAATCTGGGGTAATAAAACCACACAGGTTAAGGAATCTGCACTTGATAGAATCAATGTAAGAAGACTGTTACTACAAGCTCGTAAGTTAATTTCGGCAGTCGCAGTTAGACTATTGTTCGAACAAAACGATGACCAAGTCAGACAAGAGTTCTTAGACTCAGTAAACCCAATCTTAGACTCTATAAGAAGGGATAGAGGTTTGATAGACTTTAGAGTTGTTGTACAAAACACTCCTGAAGATTTAGATAACAATACACTTGTAGGTAAAATCTATTTAAAACCAACAAGAGCTCTAGAATTTATCGACATAGAATTCTTAATTACTCCAACAGGAGCATCATTTGAGGATATCTGATACTTATTAAATGGGGGATACATTAGTGTCCCCCATTTTTAGCCATATAATTAAACATTTAACAAAATAAAAAATGGAATTTAAAAAGAAATTACTAAGAGAAACATTACAAATAGACAGTAATGGTGTTAAAACTTACTCTGAAAACCCTCAGAATATTATTTTAACTGAAAATCAACTTGAAAGACTAATTGAGAACTTAAACGGTAAATAATTATGACTTTAGGTAAAATTATACGAAGGAATATAAATTCTCTTTCGTTAAGAGAGGGTATAGACGAGGGTAAACCTGATTTAAAGTATTATGCTTTTGATTGGGATGATAATATTGTTACTATGCCCACTAAAATAATTTTAATCACTGAAGGTGGTAATGAGGTTGGTATGTCTACCGAGGATTTTGCGGATTACCGACAAAAAATAGGGGTCGAACCTTTTGAATATGGGGGAGATACGGTTGTTGGGTACGCGGAAAACCCTTATAGAAATTTTGGAGTTCAGGGTGATAAAAAATTTATAATAGACTCTTTATTAGCAGTGCCAGGACCATCGTGGAATGATTTTGTAGAGTGTATAAATGGGGGGTCAATCTTCGCTATAATAACGGCGAGAGGTCACACTCCATCAGTTTTAAGAGACTCAATTTATAACTTTATTGTCACAAACCATAATGGAATCAATTCACAGTTGCTTATTGAAAACCTTAAAAAATATCGGGACTTATCGGGTGAGGTCATGAAAGACGACCAACTTTTAATAAAAGAATATTTAGATATGAATAAATATTACCCAGTTACCTATGGTGAAGGGTCGGCGTCTAATCCCGAAGAAGGTAAAATAAAAGCCTTAAGAGAGTTCATTAGTTACGTTAAGTACCAAAGTAAGAAACTAGGTAAGAACGTATCATTTACTAATGACGTAAGTAATAACTTTATACCTCAAATAGGTTTTTCTGATGATGACCCAGGCAACATTGACTCAATAAAATCGTTTTTAGATAAAGAATATGAAGATGAAAGCCCAGTAAAAACATATCTAACTAAAGGAGGAGAAAAAAAAGAAGTATAAAAATTCTAGTTTCTAGTCTCTAGTTAATGATTTTACAATTAAAAAAGTAAAAGTAAAGAGAAAAAAGTTCAATACTGATATTTATAATAAATAAACAACGAAATTTAAAACCAAAATAACATGGCTGATTTATTAATGAAAATGCCCGTACCGTATGAACCAAAAAGAAAAAATAGATTTGTTCTAAGTTTTCCTTCTTCATTAGGTATAAACTCTTGGTATGTTGAGTCCACATCAAGACCTAACATCTCAATCAATGCTACAGAGATACCATTCTTAAACACATCTACCTATGTAGCTGGTAGATTTACGTGGAACACGATAAACGTAACCTTTAGAGACCCTATCGGACCTTCGGCAGCCCAAGCCTTAATGGAGTGGGTTAGATTGACCTCTGAGTCTGTTACGGGTCGTATGGGATATGCTGCGGGATATAAGAAGGATTTGGACTTAGAGATGTTAGACCCTACAGGTGTCGCGGTTGAGAAGTGGATATTACAAGGAACATTCTTAACAGATGTTAATTTTGATAGTTTAGGGTATAGTGATGATGCGTTAGCTACAATTAGTGCAACTCTTCGACCTGATAGATGTGTTTTAGTTTACTAATAGTATTGAAAAAAAATTAAATAGTTATATATTAAACCATAGGGTTCATTCCCTATGGTTTTTTTTTACTATAAAATATGGAAGATTCAAGACAATACGGACAACAAGAATTTAATTTACCTCACGATGTGATAACCTTACCATCGAAGGGACAGTTCTATAAAAACAAGAAAAAAAGTCTTAAGATTGGATATTTAACCGCTCAAGATGAAAATGTATTAATTTCTGCGAATAGAAATAACAATATTATTAACGAGCTGGTTAAAAATAAGATTTATGAGCCTGATATTAGAGTGGATGACCTGTTAGAAGGTGATTTAGAAGCTATTTTAGTTTTTTTAAGAAATACATCATTCGGTCCTGAATATAACTTGACCCTAAGGGACCCTTCAACCAATAAAGAATTTAGTCACACTATTTTATTAGATGAGATTGACTTTATAACTCCTAAAATGGACCCTGATAGTCAAGGTAATTTTGAATTAAAGTTACCTAAGTCGGGGAATACTATTAAATGTAAACTACTAAACGTAGGGGAGATAAGGGAAATAAGTGACATGATGGAAAAATATCCACCAAACGTTACAACACCGATAGTTACAACAAAACTTTCAAAACAAATAATAAGTGTAGATGGAAATGAAGATAGAGAGTTTATATCTAAGTTTGTAATAAACTTACCGATTATGGATTCTAAATTTATTCGTAAAACACTTTCAGAGTGTGAGCCTAAAATGAACCTAGAAAGAACTATTCACGCCCCGTCAGGAGAAGAAGTAACCATTAGAGTTACCTTTGGGGTGGAGTTTTTTCGGCCTTTCTTCTGAATCTAGGGTAGTTCTGCTTGATGAGGTTTACTATTTAAGTAGGCACGCTCATTTTAGTTATAGTGATGTTATGGTTATGCCGACATACGAAAGAAAGTATTTCATCAATAAGTTAGTGGAGGAGTTTCAGAAAAAGTCTGAGTCATACGAAAACCGCAAAACGAAAAGGTAAATATTTATAATAAAAACTATAGATGTTACAATTCGACGCGGCTAAAGAGAAAGGAAAAGACGCTATAAGTGAGCTTACATCCGGTATTGATGCGTTGAATAATACCACAAAGATAGCCGACGCTAGTATTATTAAGTTAGGTCTTAATATGGGTAGGTTAATAATACCGACTCAGGTCCTAAAAGACACCGAAGCACTTCGTGAGTTAAGTTATAAATTAACCGCTGAGTCTATGGGTCAGACTAAAGTGATTGGAGATGCAGTTGCTCACACTATGGCTTTAGCTACATTTGAAACTTTACAATTTGGAGTTGGTTTAGATGAAAATCTAAATTTAATGAAACAAATGAATGATGTTATGCAAGTTAATACCTTACTAACTGACGAACAGGCGGTTAATATGCAAGTAGTTGCTAAGACGGCGGGTATAAGTGCTACTGAACTAGCTCCGTTAGTAAGAGGATTTAGGGACCTTGGTGTCGGAACCAACCAAGCGATTGAGAACATTAGTGATATGGCCAGAGAAGCCCGCGATTATGGACTTAATGTGGGTCAGTTTATGTCGTCAATAAGTAGTAATGTTGGTAAGTTATCC